TTTAAAGAACTAAGAACTCAATTAGATGAAATCAATTTCAAAGCTGATGCTAAGAAATTAGAGATTTCAAGGACTAAGATAAAGAAAACAGATGTATTTTATCATGCTGAGAAGAAAGGTTCTAAGAAAGTTAGAGTTTGGGTCAAACCTAAGTCAGCTAGAGAACCAGAAGAACTTGGTGTTTTTAAGGATATGAAAACGGCTGAAAAATCAGCTAGTCAATTTGTTAAACTTATGGGTGAAGATGTAACTGAAGGAATGGATTTTCTTCAAAAAGTTATCACACATACAAGAACAGATGATATCCTTAAAGAGATCAATTGGTTAGGTGAAGCAAAAGAGATGGGTAAACGTGATATAGATAAGATAGATCGTTATACTGATATGAATCAACATAATGATTCAGTTAAACATCTAGCTAGTGTAATGGGTCTTAAAAAAGAAGAAAAAATTATGGATAGTATAATAGTGATTCATAAACTTGAAAAGAGTATGTCTACAAATTTAATAGCATATAGGACAGAAATAATGAATAGACTATTAAAAGTGGCAGATAGAGTGTATAGTAACGCTAAAGCTATTCATGGAGCGTTTTAACGAGGGAAAAAACAAATGAAACTAATATCAGAACAGTGGTGTGATAATGTAGAATATATTGTAGAAGCAGACCCTAAAACAGGTAAAAAGTCTGTTTTTATTGAAGGTATTATGTTACAGACTGAAGTAAAGAACAAAAATGGCCGCATATACCCAAAAGAGGTAATGCAGAAAGAGGTTGCTAGATATACTAAAGAATTTATCGACCAAAAAAGAGCCTATGGAGAGCTAGGGCATCCAGAAGGACCAACAATTAATTTAGAAAGAACATCTCATTTAATACAATCATTGAATGAGGACGGCGATAACTACGTCGGAAAAGCAAAAATTTTATCTACTCCTATGGGAGAAATTGTCAAGAGTTTACTAGCCGATGGTGCTAGACTTGGTGTTTCTAGTAGGGGTATGGGTTCATTAAAACAGAGTAGACGCGAAGGCGGAACTCAATTAGTGCAATCAGATTTTCAGTTAGCAACAGCTGCTGATATCGTAGCAGATCCTTCTGCTCCTGATGCGTTCGTAAATGGCGTAATGGAAGGAGTTGAATGGGTTTGGGATAATGGAGTGATCAAAGCACAGAAAATTGAACAATATAAACATTCAATTAGACGAGCTAGGACACATAAAATTCAAGAAACGAAATTAGAAGTATTTAGATCGTTCCTTGAAAACTTATAATGTATAAATAATCAATAATATTAGAATTAATATTAATTATTTTTATAGGGAGACAATCTAATGTCAACATTAGAAAATACCATTGAGAAAGTGATCTCGGAAGGTGTATCAGATGAAAAGAAGGAAATTCAACATGAAGTTCCTGCAAGCGGTGATGCCGCTCCAGCAGCGAAAATGAAGACTGATCCTGATGCTGAAAAACATGCCTCCGATGCTGCCAAAAAGGCCGGCGATGCAACTAAACCTGCAGCAAAGACTAATGCAGCTTCGAAGCAAGATCCTATCGAGGAACCTTCAGATGGCGTAACAAAAGTAGATAAGACAACTATTCCTAATCAAGAAGAAGTAGAAGATGATTCTGAAACTCCTTCATTGGAAGAAATGTCTAAAGCTGATTTGTTGAAACACGCTGTAGTGTCTATGAAAGAAATGGATGCTAAAACACTTAAAGCCACATATGCTGGTTTGAGTGAAAATGACGAAGATGATGGCGACGGAGAAGAAACTTCAGAGTCACTAAGTCGAAATGCCTTAATTCGTAAGGTAGTAGAGTCTCTTAAAGATAAATCTGTTAAAGAAGTTCAATCTTTTATTGAATCTTTAGACCCAGCAGTTGGTGATCCTGCAAAGGATGCAACTGAAGGCGATAGAGATGAAGATAAAGGAAATTCTAAAGCAACTCAGAAACAGACAACTCCTGTTGAGTCCAAACAAGAAGAAGAGGACGAAGAGGAAGAAGAAGAAGAAGTAAAGAAAGAATCTTATGAAGTCGATATGACTGATGACATAGAAGCTCTCGTTGCTGACGAAGATTTATCTCAAGAATTCAAAACAAAAGCTAAAACAATTTTTGAAGCCGCAGTTGCTACAAAAGTTAAGGAAAGGATTACAGAAGTAGAAGCTCAGTCTCAAAAAGATACTGATGCAGCTGTTGAAGAAATCAAAGAAGATTTGACTGAAAAAGTTGATAATTACCTTAACTATGTTGCAGAAAACTGGGTAACAGAAAATGAGCTAGCTATCGAGCGAGGATTAAAATCCGAACTCACAGAAGATTTCATAAATGGTTTGAAAAAACTATTTGAGGAACATTACGTTGAAGTTCCAGAAGACAAGTTTGATGTAGTTGAAGAACTAGCAGGTAGACTTGACGATACTGAAGATAAATTGAATGAAGAAGTAGCACAAAATATTTCTTTATCTCAAGATATCGAAGAGCTTAAGCGTGAAAAAATTATTAGTGAAGCTTCACAAGAGCTTGCTGATAGTGAGCAAGAGCGGTTAAAAGAACTTACAGAAGATGTAGACTACGAAGATGCAGAAAAATTCCAAGAGAAAGTTTCTACATTGAAAGAAGCCTACTTCAAGACTGGAAAGTTTGAAGCTGTCTCTGACGATACAACTGTGGCGTCCAGCGATACTGATCCATTGAGTACTGATGAAGTACAAAATGCGAATCCAGGAATGGCTGGTTATACTGCCGCAATAAGTAAATTCGCTAAATTAGATGATTAATTTAGCTTAATGAGGGGGATATAAACAATGTTTATGTCAGAATCACTTCAAGAAAAGTGGCAACCAGTTCTAGAGCATCCCGAACTTCCAAAGATCGAAGATAGCTACAAAAGAGCTGTAACGTCAGTTATACTTGAAAACCAAGAACGAGCAATGGCTGAAGATAGAGGTGCTTTAACAGAAGCACTTGGAGCCGGTACTGGTACTGTTGCAGGAGCACCTGGTGGTGCAACCGCTACAGCAGCAAACTGGGATCCAATTCTAATTTCACTAGTTCGTAGAGCAATGCCCAACTTGGTAGCATATGATATATGTGGTGTACAACCAATGACTGGTCCTACAGGTCTTATCTTCGCAATGAAGGCAAGATATGTAGATACTACGTCAGCACTAGGACGAACAGAGGCTTTATTTAATGAAGCTGATACTGATTATTCTGCTGCAGGTACACATGCAGGAACAGACCCATTTGCGTCTTCCGGTGCAAACACAGCTATTCAAACAGGCTACACAACAGGTACAGGCGACACTACGGCAGCAGCTGAAATTGATGCGTCTATCGCAGAAATGTCATTCTCAATCGAAAAAGCTACAGTTACCGCAAAGAGCAGAGCGCTAAAAGCTGAGTACACTATAGAACTCGCACAAGACCTTAAAGCAATTCACGGCCTTGACGCAGAAACAGAACTAGCAAACATTCTTTCTGGTGAAATCCTAGCGGAAATCAACAGAGAAGTTGTTAGAAATGTTAATGATCAAGCCAAGATTGAAGGTGTTGCATCAGAAGCAAACCTAACTGGTACTTCTGTCAACGGTCAATTCGATCTAGATGTTGATTCATCTGGTCGTTGGTCAGTTGAGAAATTTAAAGGTTTAATGTATCACATTGAAAGAAATGCTAATGTTATAGCAAGACAAACTCGTAGGGGTAAAGGAAACTTTATTCTTTGTTCGTCTGATGTAGCGTCAGCACTTGCAATGGCCGGTGTATTAGACTACGCTCCAGCATTGTCAACTAATTTATCAGTTGATGACACTGGAAATACATTTGCAGGTGTCCTTAACGGATCCTTTAAAGTGTATATCGACCCATATTACGCAAGTGCGTCTACAAGACCCACAGGCGTGAGCGCTGGTGAAGGCTATTGTACAGTTGGATATAGAGGATCAAATCCGTTTGATGCTGGACTATTCTATTGCCCATACGTCCCACTGCAAATGGTTCGTGCGGTAGGTGAGAACACATTCCAACCTAAGATTGGATTTAAAACTCGTTACGGAATCGTAAGTAATCCATTTGTAGGAGCTACTCCAGCCTCAGGGTTGGCAGCAACTTCAACAAACAGTTACTACAGAAGTTTCGAAGTTCTTAACTTACTCTAAATCATATTTTTGGTTTCAAAAGAGCCTCGTAAGGGGCTCTTTTTTTGTTATAAATACTTTTATAGAGAAGTCAAACACACACATACACACAGGAGGCTATCATGGTAACATATGGTACAAAATCAGGGTTCGAAATCAGAGCCGATTTACTTTCACAAGCACAAGGTCTACTTGAAATGAATGCACAACGAGAAATTGATGCAGCTTATTTCGCTATAGATCATGCTGGTGATGAAGCTTCTTTAATATCTTTACCAGTAATTGAAATTACTTCAGAAGAAATTATTGAAACTGCTAGACAGTTTAATGCTTTTGTAAACGAGAAATAAATTATATGGGAGAGAGTTCAATACTCTCTCCTTTATAAATAGTAAGTATGAAGAAAAATAAAGAAGATTATGTAGAATCAAAAATTCCGGCTGAGAAACATGAATATCTTGGTTGGTTTTGGTCTGTTGCAACTAAAAAATTCTATAGATGGAATGATCTTCCTGGTAGAGAACATGGAATAAGAAATGGCAACAGCTGATTGGCAGACAACACTCCCTACAAATCTAAATTATCTGAGTCCAGTTAATTTTGATTTAGTAATAAACAAATTACCTAAAACTAGATATTTTTGTGTCGGAGCAACTTTGCCGAATATTAATTTTAGTGAAGCGGCATTAGATACAAAATTAGCAATT